GTACGACTCCGCGTCTGCACCCGCTGCAACACCCCCGTCCTCGCCGGCCTCGACGCCGACATCGCCGCCTTCGCCGTACGCGCAGAACTCACACCGCTGACGCCCCTCGGCGAAGCGATCGCGCTACTCGCCGGCCGCCGCACCTTCGACCTCGTCGGCACCGGCCACGACCGCCGCCTCTACATCCGCGAAGAACACAACATCCGCACGAGCGACCGCCGGTGGCCCGTCTTCGCCGAACACCGATGCGGCCAGACCCTCGCCGCCCACCTCGAACCCACACCCACCTCTCGGCCGACGAAGCTTCCGGCGACCCCGCCGTTCTAGATCAAGGAGGAGCACATGACCGACGACCGGCCAACCGAACCGGCAAACCACCAGCCCGACCAACCACGCGGCAGCGACGGCCGCTACACCACCAGCCTCGAAATCGCCGAACGCGACGCCGAAGCCGCGCGCCTCCGCCTCCGAGGCTGGTCCTACCGGCGCATCGCCGCCGAGATGGGCTACGCCGCCCACACCAGCGCCCGAGACGCCGTCCTGCGCTGTGTGAGCGCCGTTCGCGGGGAGATGGCCGACGATGTTCGCCAGATCGAGCTGGAGCGCCTGGACGCGATGTACGAGGCAGTGACGAAGGTCCTGGAGCGGGAGCACGTCACGGTGTCGCAGGGGCGGATCGTCCGTGCCCGGGTGCTGGACGAGAACGGCGATCCGATCGTCGTCGGCCGGGACCGTGACGACAAGCCGATCTTCCGTGAGGAGGAGGTCCTCGACGACGGGCCAGTGCTGGCCGCGGTGGGTCGGCTGTTGGACATCCAGAAGCGGCGTGCGGCGTTGCTGGGGTTGGATGCGCCGACGCGGGCCGAGGTGGGCGGGAAGCTGTCGTACGAGATCGTGGGGGTGAACCTTGACCAGCTCTGAGCCCGCGCCCCTTCGCGGCTGCCATCTCGACGCGATCCGCCGCCGCGTCGACGGCGCCCGCGAAAGCGACTGCCCGACCACCGCCGAGGAAGACCGCGAAGCACTCCTCGCTGAAGTCGACCGCCTCGCTGGCCTGTCCAACGCTCGCGCCATCGAGCACGCACGAAGCTGCCCGGCCGTCACCGTCGAAGGCCCGCGCGAGCGGTACGTCGAGGCCGCCATCGAGTGGGCGCTGATGTATCCGCTCGCGAACTGGCCGTGGCCGGGTCGGACCCTTGCCGGGGATGACGCGGAGCGCCTCGACACGATCGCGCGGGACATCGCAGCGGCGTGGGGCTGTGATATCGCTGACCGCATGCTGGCTGTGCGGGATGCCGAGCTGGAGACCGCGCGTGAGGAGCGAGACGCCGCACGGCTCGTGAGCCAGGGCCGCACCATGGAGCAGTACGACGCCGAGGCCGCCATCGAGCGGGTACGGGCGCTCCGGGGCCGCTCGTCGATGGGGCATGTCAACGACTACGTCACCATCGCGGAGGTCCGCGCTGCTCTGGACGGTGGCGCGTGAACGGCTGGGACGAGGCCGGCGAGCGGCTCATCACCTCCAGCCGCGAGGTGTGGGAACAGATCCTCGGCGCCCCTCCGGCCGTCGAGGAGCAGACCGTCATCCGCGTGACGAAGCTCGGCGCGCAGCTGCCCGTCACCACCGACACGCTCATGGACGAGGGCATCATCCCCGACACCCGACCGGCCCGGCCGCGGCGTACGCCGACGCGGGTCACCTCCTGGACGCTGGCCCGGTCGCGGGCCCGTACGGTGGTGGCCGGCGTGCGGCTGCGTCTCGGCGGATGGGTCGCGGGCGTGGACCTGGCCGAGCGGGACGAGGCGGACGAGGAGGTGTGGTGACGGCGAAGCCGCCCGGGTCCGTACGGACAACCGGGCGGCTTCTGTCCTGCCTGTCAGACCTCGGCAGCGTGCGCGGCGTGCAGAGCGAGCGCATCGTCCCGGTTCGCCAGGCGCCGGTCGTTCGGCTCACCGACCGGCCCGAACGTCTCACCGCACGCGCACTTGACGGTGACCTGAGTACCGTGCGAGCTCTCAAGCGAGATGGCGTGCTGGTGTCTTTCGCAGTCCTCGCTGTCGGGCATGGCGGGGTTGGGGCAGCCGAGGAAGTCGCACAGCTTCGTCATGGTGTTCTCCCTGTTCGGTGTGTGTGGGTCAGGCGGCGAGGATGATCGCGGCGACCCGGTGGTAGCAGACGTGGCGGCCCTTCAGGCCGGCCGGGCAGTTGCAGACCTCCGGGGCGGTCAGGTAGCGGGCGGTGCCGTCGGAGCTGACGACGGTGAAGACCCGGCGGCCGCGCAGCGGGATGATGCCGCCCTGCTCGATCAGCTCCTGGGCCTTCGCGACGGTGGCGGGCTTGTAGCCGGCGACGGCGGCTTCTTGGCGGGTGCGGCGGGCGCAGGTGCGGCCGGTGCCGCGGGCGATGCTGGCGGCGTTGCGGAGGGGGCGGTGGCAGCGGGTGCAGCGGACGACGGGGGCCGGGGCTTCGGTGGTCTCGGCGGGCGCTTCGGTGGTCTCGGCCGGGGTGGGGGTGTTGAAGACCTCGGTGAGGAAGTCGAGTTCGTCCTGGTCGGCGGTGTTCCAGTCGAGGAGTGCGGTCCCTGTCGTCATGGATACAGACTATGCCTACTCGCCATACATGTCAACAGGGTAGGCATAGCGACTTGGGCAACCGGCTATGCCATACTGGCCACATGGCAGACCCCACCAACGGCCGCGCCGACCGCATCCGCGAACTCCGCGAGCGACGCGACAAGCTCCTCGACCAGGCCGAACAACTCCGACAGGACATCCTCACCGAGGTCCGCGCCACCTTCCCCGCCGAGGGCGAGCCGCCGCGCGGCACCCTCACCGCCCTCGTCGACGCCACCGGCTGGACCCGCGCGCATGTCGCGAACATCCGCGACGGCAAGGTGACCTGACCATGGCCCGACCGGCCCGAGCCGAAAGAGTGAACGATGACCACATCCCCAGCAATCGCTGATCCGACAAGGACCGTCGCCAGACGAATGCGAACGATCCGCAAGGCGCGCGGCTGGACCGCCGCGCAGCTCGGGGATGCCCTTACCAAACGGGGGATCCGGTGGGACCGCTTCACGGTCGCGAGCCTGGAGAACGGGAAGCGGCAGAGCATCTCCGTCAAGGAGTTGTTCGTCCTCGCACAGGTGCTCGGCATCGACCCGTGGACACTGACCGCAGATCCGAGATGCGCCGCGTGCGATGACGTGCCGCCGCGGGGGTTTACCTGCGATGAGTGCGGCACAAGGGGCGAGGTGGTGGCGAGATGACCGCGCGAAGCGTCGGCGTGCGCCCGCCCCGCAGCGCGGACCTTCACACCTCCGCCATCGTGGCTGATCGCATCGCGTACGCTCGACGGCAACGCGGGTGGAACAGGGATCAGCTGGCGAAGGAATGCGCAGCAGCAGGCGCCCCAGACATCACCGCACCAGCGATTACGAACATCGAGACTGGGCGCCGGGTAGACGGGCGCCGCCGCCGCGCGGTCACGATCGACGAGCTGGTGGTCTTCGCGCAGCTATTCGGCGTGGCGCTCGACTGGTTCCTCAGCGCGCCGACCTGTCCGGCCTGCGAGGGCTGTCCGCCTGCTGGCTACACCTGCAACCAGTGCCAGAGCACCACGCCATGACGACTGCCCTCACTCGCACCTGCGCAGTCGACGGCTGCGATAAGCGCCACGTCGCGCGCGGCATGTGCAGCACCCACTACAACCGCTGGCAGCGCAACCTCGGAGATGGACGACCGCGCTGTTCCGTCGACGCCTGCGAGAACCCGGCATTGAAGCGCGGATGGTGCGACATGCACTACGCCCGATGGCAGAAGCATGGAGACCCCAACAAGGTCACCGTCAGGACCAAGAGCATCTGTGCGTTCGAGACGTGCGACCGATACGTGATGTCGCACGGGCTCTGCTGGACGCATGGGCGTCAGCGCCTGGCCGGTCAGCCGCTTACGCCCATCCGCGCTTGGAGATCCCACCTTGAGCGGGACGAGCTTGGCCGGAAGCTATGCCGAGCGTGCCTCGTGTGGCTGCCCGAATCGGCGTTCGGCCGCAACGGTCGGCACCCCGATGGGCTGTCCTACCAGTGCAAAGAGTGCAACAGGAACAAAGCTCGTCTGAGGAACTACGGGCTGACGGCCACCACGTACCGTGCCATCCTCGCCCGGCAGGGCGGCGGCTGCGCGATCTGCGGCGGCCAGTGCGCCACAGGCCGAATGCTCGCCGTCGACCACGACCATGCGTGCTGCCCCGGCGAGAAGTCGTGCGGCCGGTGCATTCGCGGCCTGCTCTGCGGCAGCTGCAACCAGGGAATCGGGAAGTTCAGGGACAGCCCGGGGCGCCTGCGAGCGGCAGCCGCCTACCTTGAGTCCCATGGCTGAGAAGAAGGTCGTGCGCTTCGAGCCGCGCGGTGCCGCGCTGGAGATGTTCAACGACGGCACCTCCAACGAGATCCTCCTGTCCGGCGCCGCCGGCACTGGCAAGTCCGTCGCCGCACTTATGCGCATCCATCTCGCCTGCCTGAACACGGCCAAGGTCCGCGCGCTCATCGCTCGTAAGACGCACGCCTCCCTCACCGCCTCTACTCTCGTCACCTTCCGCGAGAAGGTCGCCGCTGAGGCGATCGCAGCCGGGGTCGTCCGGTTCTACGGCGGGTCCGCCCAGGAGCCCGCATCGTTCCGTTACAGCAGAAACGGCTCGGTGATTGTCGTCGGTGGGCTCGACCGCGCCTCGCGCCTGCTGTCGACCGAGTACGACGTCGCATTCATCGACGAAGCAGTGGAAGTCACCGAGGAAGACATCGACACCATCGTTACTCGTCTGCGGAACGGACGCTGGCCTCGCCAGCAGCTGCTCATGTGTACGAACCCCGGCGCGCCGACCCATCACCTCAAGCAGCGCGCCGACGCCGGCCGGTGCCGGATCCTCTACAGCCGCCACGAGGACAACCCCCGCATGTACCAGAACGGGGACTGGACCACCTACGGCCGCGAGTACCTTGCCCGCCTCGACTCCCTCACCGGTGCCCGCTACCAGCGGATGCGGTGGGGAAAATGGGTCAGCGCCGAAGGGCTCGTGTACGAGCAGTTCGACCCGTCCGTCCACGTCATCGACCGCTTCCCCATCCCTGCCGACTGGACGGTGTGGGTCTCGGTTGACTTCGGGTTCAACCATCCGTTCGTGGCGCAGGTCTGGGGTGAGGACGGCGACGGCCGCCTGTACCTGGCCCGGGAGATCTTCGCGACCGGCGGCCTGGTGGAAGACCACGGGCGACGACTGAAGGCGCTGCTCGCCGAGATGGGCGTACGGCCGCGCGCGGTGATCTGTGACCACGACGCGGAAGACCGGGCCACGCTGGTGCGGCACCTCGGCATGTCCACTACCCCCGCGCGCAAGACGGTCAGCGACGGGATCCAGGCCGTGCAGTCTCGGCTTCGCGTGCAGAAGGACGGCAAGGCACGCCTGTTCGTGATGCGGGACGCCGTGGTGAAGCGCGACCCGGTGCTGGTCGAGGCGTCACGGCCAGCGTGCACTGAGGAAGAGTTCCCGTCGTACGTCTGGGCTGTGCGGCCTGGCGGTGACCTGAAGGAAGAGCCCGTCAAGGAGATGGATGACGGGATGGACGCGCTCCGGTACATGGTCGCGCAGCGCGATCTCGGCGTTCGGCCGCGTGTCCGCTGGCTCTGATCAGTCCGCAGTGGGCAGAGAGATCAGCGCACCAGCCGTGTCCGTGTCGCCGTGCACCTCCAGCGCCGTCGGGTTCGCGGTCTTCGGCACGTCGAAGACCAGCACGATCTCGGGGCCTTCGTCGACATCGACGGTGGCGCCCACGTCAACGCCGTAGACCTTGCCGCCGGCGTGCAGCTGCTGGTCATCGGCGGACACGAACCGCGGCCGGCTGGCTTGGTTGTGGACGGACACCCAGACCTTGACGAACCGGCCCTTGGGGAAGTCGGGGCCGTTGATGCCTTTGACGTGTGCGTCGAGGTTGATGTGCGTGGTGTGGAACGTGAAGCGGTGGTCGGTGCCTGTGCGGGCGGGATGGGTGCTCGCCTTCAGGGCCGGCGCTCCGCCGGCGGCGGCCGGTTGGGTCCCGTCGTTTCCGCTGGCTGCCATGACGACGATGGCGGCGGCGACCACGATGGCGACGCCGGCGACGAGGAGGACGGCGGCGGGGCTGGTGCGGCGTCGTGGTGGTGGCGGGTAGGTCGGCGGCTGGGTCACGTCGGGCTCCGTCTGTGAGGGGTGTGTCCGGTGTGTTGGACGCGCCACGTTGTGTGGTGGGTTGGCGTGGGGTGTGGCCGGATCCGGCGTCGCTCACTATTGCGAGATGATTTGCAGTTGCGTCGCTTGTAGCAGTTGCGTGTTACCGGCGGTAACATCCGTGCCATGGCGATGCTCAGCGCGTTCACCGGCGCATACCGGCAAGAGCGCGCCGCCGCACGCCCACGCCCGCCGCGCACACCCCTCCTCGTCCGTGCCGGCCGCCTCACCGCCCGCCTCCTGCCGCGCGCCCGCGCCCTCCGCACCGCCGCCCTGAGCCTCGCGGGGTTCGGCTGCCTCGACTTCGCCGCCTGGCAGTTCAACCACATCGCCGGCTGGGCGGCCATCGGCATCTCCGTCCTGCTCCTCGAGTACCTCACCAGCGACGGCGGGCAATGAGATCCCCCCTGGGCGCCCTCCTCCGCGCCCAGCCGACCAACAAGGCACCCGTCCCGTACGCGTCCCGCGGCCAGACCCGCACACCGTGGTGGCGGCCCGGCGGCGCCGACGCCCAGATGCGCGCCATGGGCTCCGTCGGCACCCTGTTCGCGATCGTCGACCGCCTCGCCGTCTCCACAGCGGCCGTCCAGTGGGGCCTGTTCCGCGAGGCCAGGCCCGACGAACGGCCCGAAGATCGCACGCGGGTGACCAGCCACGCCGCTCTCGACCTGTGGAACCGGCCGAACCCGTTCTTCACCCGGCAGCTCCTCGTCGAGACCGTGCAGCAGCACTACGAGCTCGTCGGCGAAGGCTGGCTCGTCGTCTCGCGCCACCCGGCCGTACGGTCCATCCCGCTCGAGCTGTGGCCCGTCTCCCCGTCGCGGATGACGCCGATCCCCGACCGGGACAACTACCTGGTCGGCTACATCTACAGCAGCCCGGACGGCGAGCAGATCCCGCTCGAGCTCGACGAGGTCATCCACATCCGCCGGCCCAACCCGATCGACCCGTACCGTGGGATCGGTGCGGTGCAGACGATCCTCGCTGACCTCGAAGGCGTGCAGCTCAGCGCGGAGTGGAACCGGAACTTCTTCCGGAATTCGGCGGAGCCGGGCGGGATCATCCAAGTCCCCGATCGGCTCGAAGACGAGCAGTTCAACGAGCTGCGCGAACGCTGGAACGAACAGCACAAGGGTGTCGGCAACGCGCATCGCGTGGCGATCATCGAGCACGGCCAGTGGGTCGATCGGAACGTGTCACAGCGCGACATGCAGTTCGCCGAGCTCCGCGCGGTGTCACGGGATGTGATCCGCGAGGCGTTCGGGATCACCAAGTTCGCGATCGGCGACGTCGAGGACATCAACCGCGCGACCGGTGAAGCCGCGAAGACGTGGTTTGCCGAGCAGATGACCGAGCCGCGGGCCGAGCGGTGGCGGCAGGCTCTCAACGGGCAGCTCCTGCCGATGTACGGCACGACCGGCAAGGGCGTGGAGTTCGACTACGACAGCCCGGTCCCCGAGGACGCCGACGCGGAGAACGCCGCCCTGACCGCCAAGAGCAACGCCGCGGCGCTCCTGGCCACCACCGGGTACGACCCCGCTGGAGTCCTGGAGACCGTGGGCCTGCCGCCGATGAAGTGGGTTGGGCCGCCCGCCAGCTCGAGTATCCCGCTGCCACGCGACACGCCCGCGCCGCCCGCCGCGCGCCTGCGCGCCACGCAGGTCCTCGACGAGCCCCGCGCGCTGCCCGCGCCCGAGGACATCGAGGCCGCGAACCGGTGGGTTGCGGTCGCGCACCGCGACGACAACACGTGCAAGCCGTGCCTCGACAACGACGGCCAGCTCTACAAGAACCGCGCCGCCGCGTACGAGGACTACCCCGGCGGTGAGGGCTACATCCACTGCGAGGGCCCCGCGCACGGCCACGCCTGCCGCTGCAAGGTCGTCAAGCGCCGCAAGGGCGACGACGGCAAAGGAGACGACGGATGAAGCGCATCGACGCCGGCCTGATGGCGCGCGTGCAGGCCCTCCTCGACGCCCGGCAGCACCTGCCGCGCGTGCAGAACCGGCGCCCGATCCAGACCGCCGAGGGCGACGACGTCACGGACCTGATGATCTACGACGAGATCTCCTGGTTCGGGATCTGCGCCCAAGACGTCGTCGACGCCCTCGCTGGGATCAAGGGCAACCTGAACGTACGGATCAACTCCCCGGGCGGCGATGTCTTCGACGGCGTCGCGATCTACAACGCCCTCGCCGCTCACGACGGCGACGTCACCGTCACCGTCGACGGCCTCGCGGCGTCGGCCGCGTCGTTCATCGCGATGGCGGGTGACGCGATCAGGATGAACCGCGGCGCGCAGATGATGATCCACGACGCGTCCGGGCTGTGCATCGGCAACGCCGCGGACATGACCGAGATGGCCGGCCTGCTCAACCGGGTCTCCGACACCATCGCCGGGATCTACGCCGACCGCACCGGCGTCGACGCCGCGGACTGGCGTACGCGGATGTGCGCGGAGACCTGGTACAACGCCGACGAGGCGGTCGAGGCCGGCCTCGCGACCGAGATGGCGCCGTCCCGCCACCGCGGCAAGCCCGAGCCGGACGGCGACGAACCGGAGGACAAGGCGAAGGCCTGGGACCTGACCGTGTTCCAGTACGCCGGCCGTACGGCCGCCCCGCCGCCGTCGCTCGACACGGCGGTGGGCCCGCACGACACCGCCACGACTGATGGCACCTGGGATGCGTCCGCTCAGCAGAAGAAGCTCCCGTCGCCGATGCCGGTGGCGACCGCGCGGAAGATGTACGCGGCCTACGACGACGACAAGGTCGAGGACGGCAACGTGCCGAAGGGCGCCTGTCACCTCCCGCACCACGAGGTGTCGGCCGATGGCACGCCCGGCGCTGCGGTGATGAACGGCGTACGGAACGCCTTGGCCCGGCTCTCCCAGACCGAGGGCCTGTCCGATGCCGAGCGGGCGACCGCCGAGCGCCACCTGCGCGCGCACCTGAAGGCCGGCGGCGGAGACGACGCCGAGGACGACCTTGACCTGTCCACGTGGGAGGTCGTCGACGAGACCGGCGAGAACACCGATCCCGTTGAGCCGCAGACCGGGCCGGCCCGCGAGGCCGAGCCCATCGAACCCGCCGAGCCAGACGACTGGGCGGCAGCCACCGCACACCTCACCACACCGGACGCGGATGGCTGGGCAGCCTCCGTTGCCCAACTCACGGAAGGAATCACCCTGTGACCACCATGGCTGTCCCGCGCAACGCGGACGAGCTGGCCGAAGCAATCGGCGACACCGGCACCCGCAACGAGATCCTCAAGTCCCAGGGTTCCCTCGTCGACTTCATCAAGCGGTACGCGGAGAACACCAACCGCGTCGACGAGACCATCGCCACGCAGATCCGCGAAGAGACCCAGCGGCAGTTCGCCGATGCGCTCAAGGCCGACACCATCAAAGGGATCAACCGGCTGAACCTGGACCCCAACGCCGCGCCGGTCGCGCGCAGCAAGCATTACAACGCCAAGGCCCCCGGCGCCGGCCTCGACAAGATGTTCGCCGGGTGGGGCGAGTACATGAAGGCGACCTGGGCGGGATCCAAGGACCTGGAAGCGCTGCAGGCCGCATCCGAGATCAAGAAGGTCCAGAACGCGTTCGGGTCGTCGGTGCCATCCGACGGCGGGTTCCTCATCCCCGAGACGCTGCGATCGGAGCTGCTCCGCGTCT